CTTATGATCGCCAAACTTTATATCAAATTCTTTTTCGATAAATGCAATAACTTTTTTAGAAAATTCTTCTTGATACGCTCTGCCATTAAAATTAATTGTAATAGGAATAATAGTCACTTCAGGACGTTCTTCTTTAATATACTTTGCTAACATATATGCAACAATAGCACTGTCGGCTCCGCCTGATATTTTAATGCCAACATTTTTTACGCCGGGCCGTAGATATATTGATATGTGCTGTTGACTATTTTTTACTAGCATCTTTTATTTATAATTGCTATTATTCATATCTACCAAAACCCCAAAAACGTTCGTGACAATGGAAACATTTTACTTTACAATGCTCAGTAAAATCAGTAACGAAATCCTCGCAGCTTCTAGTTAACGGAAATAATCTGTCTAATAGATTAAATTGTTTATACAACTCTGCTATTTCTTGTTTATCCATATTAATTAAAGGTGCATACCTGCTGGTGCTAATTCTTTGACTTTTTGGTTTAGTGTGATTCCTGTCAGGCAAGCCAGCATCGATAACCATTTGAGCAAACGTCATCATGACTTCCATGGGAGGATTATGTGTTAGTCCTATGTATAAGCAATCTATTACGCCATCCTCAAATACTTTATTAACTAATTTTACCTGTGTATCTGTATAATCGTCTTCGCCTGCTGCCATAGCAGTATACTGCTGTCCGAACTTAATATCAAATTCTTTTTCAATAAAACTTATAACTTTATTAGAAAATTCAACTTGGTAATTCTTCAAAGCATGTGAGACTGTTATTGGAATGATAGTTAAATCGGGACGCTCTTCTTTAATATACTTTGCCAACATATATGCAACTATAGCACTGTCGGCTCCGCCTGAAATCTTTAGTCCGATATTCTTAAAATGCTTGGGCAAATCAAATTCAATAGTTTTTTCATTAACGCAATTAATAATCATGGTTCTGTTCCTTTGATTAATTCATATAGTTCAGGAATATAATCTTCTATACTATGCCCGCGAATCTTGTCTAACTTTCTTGTTGCGTGCCAAAATGCTGGAACGTGTTCACTGAAGTCCTGGGCGTACATATAATCAACATATTGATCCAGTAAAGAAACTACTTCTTTTCTACTACTAGTTTTACGTTCTTCAGTGAAATTACTTTCATCTATAATCTTTAACAGCTTGGGCTTGTATGCTTCGTACTTTGCTTTAACTGCGTCTTTGGCAAACTTAGGCAACATACGTACATTATAAAACTTTGGACCATGTAGCGGGTGCGGAGTGATAACAGGACGCCATTCATCATCGTTAATGCGTGGCATCTTGTTAAGCAGTATCCATTCCATAAATTCTGGAAAATGTAATACGTTAAACACATTAATAGTTGCAGCGATCCAAACTTTAAAGTTGCCTTCTGCTTGACTTAATTTTAATAAGTTTTTGTGGATTGTGTTAAAGTCTGCAGGATAACGCATATAATGATTAATGTCACCTACGCCATCGACACTGGCTCCGATGTTAACTTGTTTGAAATGCTTCCATACTTCCCATGCTCTTGGAGGAATGTTTGTTAAGTTTGTATTGTATTCAACAATCATTTTTTTAGCTTGACCAGCGTCGACACATTTTTGTAAGAACTCGTAGTGTCTGTCGATCATCAATGGCTCTCCGCCTACAATGTACAGTTTAGTAATTTGTGGAATGTTAGCGTCCATCTGTTCCCAGTAATGGTCGCTTTCGTGCCAATTGTATACGTTGACTTCTGGCTCGTATTTGTCTTTGTCGTTTAGAATCAGTTTGACTTTGCCATGGCTGTCTTTATATGTATCGCTCCACAGTGCTACTTGGTCATCGTACCATTGACTGCTGTCTGTAGGTCCGCACATGCGACATTTTAAATTACACAAGTTACCAAAACGTAAATCATAGAATGTGCAGTCAATTGCTTCAGTATCAATAGTTCCGTCTGCTTGTGTCTTAGATAAAAGGTCGTCCCAGTCAAATCTTCCACGCTCGACCCAAATTTCGTTTTCATATTCTAAACGGCTACGCATACCTGAATCTGTTTCAGTTTTACATCTAACACACTCGGCGTGCCATTTGCCTTCCATCATGTCTTTTCTGATTTCTTTAGCCAATGGACTGTTTCTTGCAGCCACTAATTCCGAAGTTTTTGCATTTAGAACTTTACCATTTTCATCTTTTAGGATACCGCCGGTCGGTCCGTGCTGTGCTTGACAGCAGATACGCATATCGCCATTAGCTCTTAAACTTTGACTCATCCATGGAACTGGACACAGTGTTGCTTTTTTATCTACGCTCATTTATTTGTTCCTAAAAATTTTAAATGTGGGAATACTTCCCAATAATCAACATTTCTTAATTCGTTTAGTTTAAGATAATATTCTCTAGCTTTGTCGTTAAGACTTTGATCTTTAATCTCTTCTGTACGCAACGCAAGGATTAGTCCTTGTACTGCTTTAATTTCTCTTTTCTTGTGCGGACTTTTATTGCACAACCAACTTGTTGCTATAAATTCTTGCAACTTTGCAACTTCTTCTAATCGCATCTCTAAAGGAACAAGTTCATGACGAAGCCATTCTTTTCCTCTAACACTGGTAACTCCTAAATGGAATCTAGTGTTATTTGTAGTTTCGCAATAATTATCAAAAAACTTCATCAAGTCTGTTATTCCAATGCAATTTAATGTTTGCAAACAGGTCTGAGTAACAGTTTCCCATTCGCTGTGTAAGTTAGTAGAGTTGTTGATACTGGTGATCACGTGATCCCAATTGGTATGTGGTCGAATTAATTCATCTGCATCCTTGTATGCATCTATACTAAAACGTAGCAGACCGCCTTTGAATCTATTCAGTAGCTCTATAATTTCGCCGTCTATTAATGTGGCATTTGTACTGATATCTAACGATATATTTTTAGCATACTCGGTCAGTGAAATTTCTTTCATAAAGTCGATACTGTGACGATCTGCGAATACTTCGCCGCCTCTAAACTCCATGTAAAGAACATTTTTTAAATTGTCTATAACTTGATCTTTAAAGAATTGGCTTTCACTTAAATATTCTTCGCCAAACGAACGTGCAATATCTAAACTACCTTTCATCTGTTTAGTTAGGCTCGGCTCCCACTTGGTATATTCTTTATACATCATACTAGACAAGTTTGGGCTACACATAATACAAGACAAGTTACATTTAGTACTTAAACGTATTTCCCACCATTGAGGCATTACATCTACATAACCATTAGCATCATAATAACTTTGTAACAAGGGCAATACTTTATCTAAGAAACGTTTGTTTTTACCAGTGCGCTTACTGCCCAATCCACTTTCTTCCATACGATAACAAAAACTACAGTTTGAAATAGTTTCGCCATTCAACATCTTCATACGAAAATCTTTCATGAACTTGCTGTTCCATAGATCGGCAATACTGTCGTTGAACAAGTTGAAGACTTCTGTATCGTTATTATAAGACTCGTTATTAATTTCGTCTATAGTAATGTGTTTAGGTATGCCATTGTCTACGTTGGAAATGCTGCAACATACTCTGGCATCGCCTTTGCCACGAGTATTGAGCTGCACAAAAGGAACTATGCAAAATGTCTTTTGATTTAATTGCATATTATAATCCTTTAAATATATCTTTCATTTCAGGAAAAGTTTTGTAGAAATCTGTACCGCGTTGCTTATCTAGTAGCTCTATATATTCTTTCATCTCGGGCAAGCGCACACTCCAGTCCTCGCTCTTGGCAAAATTAACCATGCCGCGAAGTCTACTGATGCCATAGTCTGCATTTAGCCACTGCTCTTCGGTAACCTTACCTTGATGCCACTTTGGCACACCTTTTTGCCAGTTTGCTTTCCACCAAGGAATAAACTCCTCGTACTTCTGCTCAATCTCATCCTTGAACCATGCGGGTAATATCTTAACGTTGAGATGCGGCGGATGGTATACAAAGTGATAGTTAATACCGCCTGCTCCAAATGGCCACATATTGACTTTCTTAAAGCCATGTTCCAGCTTCCACTTTAGGAACTCAGGAATATAATAAATGTTTAACGCCTGCACTGCACAAGCAATAGTTACTTCTACATTGTCGCCTGTTTCTTCATCTAGCTGTCTGAATGCTTCTAAATTTCTTTCCCACTTACTAGGATAACGAATATAATCATTTCGATCACCGACGGCATCAACACTATAATGATAACGAACTAATTTAAAATGACTCCAAAGTTCAAATAGGTCTTCTCGCCATTCTACACCATTACTGTTGTAACGTATTTCCATGTCCTTTGCATAGCCACGCTTAATACATTCTTCTAGAATCATGTAATGTTCTTCGATGATCAGCGGCTCGCCACCTGCAAAATAGAGCTGTTTCATGTTGGGGATCTGTTCCCATAGCTGTGTCCAAAACTCAGGATTATTCTTGTGCCAGTTGTAGCTAGCACCATTCTCTTGTCCTTTGTTGCCCCACTGCATACTATCTTTAAGTACAGGATTCTGTACTTCTGGATACATCTTCTGCCACTCAGGAATCCACAAACTGCTGTCATGCGGACTACACATTACGCAGGCCAAATTACATTTAGTACCAAAGCGCATGTCAATATAAGCAATATGCGGAGGAACTGATCCATCTTCTTCAGTATCCGCTAACAGTTTGTCCAAGTCCACTCGTTGTTTCCAATAAGCAGTTTCCCACTGTCTTTTACTCTTATGTCCTTCACGTTCTTCTTTGTAGCATTTGGTGCAGCTGGCAGGTTCTTCGCCTGCTAACATTTTAAGTCTAGTGTTCTTCATGTAGTCGTTATTCCAACTACTGAGAAAATCTGTATGGTTCAAGTTTGCAGGTTTGCCGTCAGCATTTTTGAGAATGCCTACTTCGCCCCCGTGCACTTTGTCGTTGGTAGGGCCTACACTACTGGCGTTGGCAGTGCAGCATACTCTCATATGTCCATTAGGTCTAGTGCTAAGATGTACCCATGGTAGGATACAGAATGTTTTGCTTGGTTCTGCCATAATATTATTTAATTTTTAATGCCTATTTAAATTGTTCGCTAAATGCATCGTATTTAGCTCCGCACGTCTTGGCACATACAGCCAGCTTTCCTTCTGCACAGCTAGGTTTAGACCAGCTGTCAGGTATTACTTCCTGTATAAATTTACCATTGATTACATCCATAATGTTGTGTACACGAAGATCTAAAGAATCTAAACCTGCTAGGTCAATAGCGTCCCATATTTGTCCGCCACGCTGTTTCCAATACCATACATACATTTGCCCAGCAGTCCAGCAACAGGGCTGTAAGTATCCTTCTGCCGTGATGTAAATGCTTTTTTCTTCCGAGACTTTACATTTAACTTCTACCGTATCCCAGTATTTTTCCATATCCTTTTTCTTCTCAGGATCTAGATTAAACTTTTGAGCGCCTATTTTACCTTCTAGTTCTGCTACAGTTGAAATAAAATCAATTTTAACTTCACCTTTGTCTTTGCTTAGACTTTCTAATTGTTTTAGAGCGGCATTTTGATATTCAGGATTCTTGGGCATACTCAACAATGTTGTTTCTGACCCTTTTCTATTACCAGCTTGATGCTCTGCCTTAACTGAGCCGCGTGTATTGCTAAAGAATCTATTTGACTTCTTGACGTTGAACTTTTCAAAGCCCATCTTTTCAGCTAATGCTCTAGCTTCTTCTACTTGATGTTCGTTGTGCCCAAATACAATATAATCCCAACGTGCTCGACCACCTGCCTGAATAAAAGCTTCTGCGTTTTCCATTATCTTTTTCCACACAGTACCCTGCCTGTACAAATGATTAGTATCTTCTAGGCCGTCTACGCTGAATACCACATAATGACTCTTTCCCATAGCCGCTGGTAATCGACTCCACCATTCAGGAGTCTTGGCGCTGGCATTTGTGTGAAAGCTAAGTTGCATAGTAGCATTGTTACTACGAATGTATTCGAATATTTCTAATGTATCCTTGGCACTAATAGGATCGCCATAATTGCCGCACATGTACAAACGTTTTAATTGTTTAATGAAGTCAGGCTTTAGAATTGTTTTTACATCATCTAGCGTGAGTTCAGCATCATGTAATTGCGGATTTACTTCGCCGCCATTGATATTGCGAGCACATTGAGGGCAACTAGCATTACAACGTTCAGTAACTTCTAAATGCACTGTTGTAATTTCATGGGCTTTATACACCTATCCACTCCTTGAATTGCTGTTCTAACCAAACAAAGTTATTAACTAAAGTAAAATCAGCATTGCTAGATTGTGCGTAAGCAACACCCTGTCTAGCACCTTGTATGGCAAAGTAACCATATTGTGTTTCGATCCCAGCTTCGCACCACATTGTCAAACGTTCTTTGGTTTCGATATCGTTATTGTTTTTATTGATACCGGCACTAAGTTTAACTGCTTCACGGAATGCTGTTCGCCATGTAGCATAAGCACTATAATTAAATCTATGTTCGCTGGCTAGTATATTTAACTTAATATAATGGTCGGCAAGAGTTGTAGTCATATCGGGTCTGTCTAGACGTTCTGCACTAAAGCAATCTTTGCTGAATAGTTTGATGCCGCCGTGTCCATATACTAATCCGTTAATTGGGTTCTTTGCTCTAAACACTGCTACGCTTTTTGGTTTTAATTCAATTTGCTTATCAAAGTTAAAACTATCAACTATCCAGCAATCGGCATCTACTACATAGAACCTATCCGATTCGCACAAACTTGCAATATGTTTATGACTTTCGAATATTGTGCCTACTGCTTTTATTGCGTGACAATTAGTTGCGCGATCATTTAATCTTTTCCAATTTTCTGACCAGTTTGCTTCGTCATTATATAAAAAATAGATAGGTATCATATTAATACCTGGGTAATGTAAAACCAAACAATGGTAATGCGCTGTGATTTAGCACAGACGGCCAGCCAAAGTTCTTTGGGGGATTAATATTAACATGCTTAAACCATAGACTTTGTTTAGCATCTAATTCAACTAATGGTAAGTTTAATTTTTCAACTAATGCTTGCATAACTCTGTTACTGTCTTCTTCAGGACTAGTAGAATTTTCTTCAATATCTTTCCAGTACTCATTGAACCAATCATAATCTGATATTAAACTTTGATCAAAGTTGTTAACATATAGATTATAAGCACCTAAACGTGCACCATAAATTGCCCAGTCTCCATTTGCTACATCACGACCAACAGTCATCCAAGTTAGCCAACGTGCATAGTTACCCGGATACATTTTATGATTAAAGTCTTCTACTTTAACTTTATGTCCTTGATCAAGACCCATTTTAACACCTTCGCGGAAGCCTGCTCTAAATGCTTGTTTAGCACTGGCATTGTTCATAACAGTGCCATAAGTGTTATTCATTTGCTTATAGTTCTTAAAGTCCCAGCAAAAGTCTACATTATTATTGTCGTCATTTTTATCTGCGGCTTCATGAGTACGCATAGCTTTTACATATGGAGCATACCACAATTTAATACCGCCATTACCATAGACTAATCCATTGACAATATTTCTGCTACTCCAACTAAATGTTGAGGTTAAGTCAGCTTTGTCTATATCTAAATTTTGCTTCCATATAGCAGGATCTACTCGACAATCTGCATCGATAGTAAAGAATCTATCATTAACTGCAAATTCTGCACAGGCTTTATGTGCAGCATCAAAGCCTTTAACTCCGTGTACACGTTTAACTAATTCCGGTGTAGGATGATTTGCTCTAAGCAATTCAAAGTTCTCATCGGCGTTAGGTTCGTCGAAACTAAGAAATACTGCCGGTATTTCTTTTAGTTTTAAAGTAGTATTAGTATTGTTAATGTTTATAGAATTTATCAAACTCATTTTTCATCCATTCATAGTTGTTAATCAATTTCAATGCTTCTAATTTATTGAAATTATCTTTTCCGTATTGTTTACCTAATGCTGCACCATGCAAGGCATATTCGCCATATAGTCTGTCACTACCCACTGTAGTCCAAATTCGTAATCGTTCTTCTGTATCTGCTGGCGTAGTTGTTCCTTGATATAAGCTAGAACTTAACTTGGCGCATTCTCTAAAAGCACTGCGCCATGTACCAAATGGATCAGAATTAAAACTTGTAATATTGCTGACTTTGTTGATATATTTCAGTTTGCCTAGACCCGTAGTTAAATCTACTCGCCATGTTTGTGCATCTAATAATAGTTGACGTGGGAATAATTTTATACCACCCCAGCCGTATTCTAAATCATTAATAGGATTAATACTAGTCCATAAATGTACGCAGTCCATGTCAAAAACATTTGGCTTAAAATCAAATTTCCAATTATCAACAAGTTCGGCGTCACCGTCTACAACATAAAACATTTCTGTGGTAGCAATTTCAGCGGCACGTTTGTGTGCTTCGAAAATACCTTTAACATTCTTAACACGTTTGGCATTAGGAAATATTTCTAACAATCTATACCAATTAGCTTCGGCATTAGGTTCTTTATAGCTGATAAAAACTACATCAAAGTCTTTAGATACTACACCAATATTGCCTACAATTTTAGTACCAAGGCTTTCTTTGTTAGGAACAATTTTAGCCGCCCAAATTTGCTCGTTGTCTGTGTGCAAACTATTATCCAGCATCCACACATGTTCGTAGCCTAAGTCATAATAAGGAATGTTGTCGTTGATGTAATAATCTAAATGACTAGGAACATCGGGATTAAATATAAACTTAGGGCTAGCATAGCCCATTTCAAGATATCCTGGATTTTCCCTCTTAGATAAACTCTTTATTGCCCATATCTCATCGTCAGTGGGATTAAACTTAGGATCTAAATACCATACTAAATCGTCTTTTAAATTGTAATATGGAATGTTATCGTCATAGACTAGATCCACATCAGGAATGTCTGAATTAATAATTATATCTAATTTAGGACTAACATAGCCACGATCTTTAATACCTTGTATAGGTTGATCTTTAATCTTACATTTAGCTACCCAAATCTTATCATCAGTAGGATTATATTTTTTATCTAAGTAATAGATGTGTTCATAATAGATATCCTCGATGGTAATATTAAAGTCGATGTTGTAATCTACAAAATCAACTTCAGGATTAATTGTTATTTCTTTTTCTAATTCTAATCGACAATCGACAAAATCCCAGCCCTTACTAACATTCCAGTCAGATTTAAACTTTTTAACTAGCCATAAGTTATCTATTGACCATACGATGCATTTATTACTGTTAACCGAATCAACATCAATGTAATCTAGGATCCATTCGTATCCAGGATTTACAATTACGAATTCGTTGTAGATGGATCCTAGAGCATGTAATCGCTGATCAAATGTATCTGGATCTTCTTCCCATGTAACTTTTTCTACTAAACTTTTATCTATTTTAATCATGTTATTACAGGAACATTATACTTAGTATAAAATGCTTGTGCATCTGCTATATTATTAACCATTGGTTGACCTTTGATATTCAAGCTGGTGTTTAGTAACATAGGACAACCAGTAAGGCTGTGCCAATCTTCAAGTAGTTTTCTAAAACCAGGACTATCATTCTTGCTAACAGTTTGTACACGACTTGTTCCGTCTTTGTGTATTATAGCAGGAAACTGGTCAGGTTGTCTACACTTTGCTACAAATTGCATGAAAGGACTAGCTGTTATGTTCGCTGGCATTTCAAAGTATTCGTGAACATATTCTTCTAGGATTGCGGGGGCAAAGGGTCTGAACTGTTGTCTTCGTTTGATTGCGTTGACTGTGTCTTTGATATCTGGGCCCCTTGGATCTCCCAGTAAACTGCGATGGCCCAAAGCTCTAGGTCCAAATTCTGCTCGACCTGATGCCACACCCACGATTTTATCTGTTTTAAGTATGCTAATAGTTTCATCAACTGGATACTCCTTGCCCATGTTTGTACCAAGATATGCGCCAGGCCACTTAACTTGTTCACCAAAGAAAGCAGCAACTGCTCCAACACTACTGCCAGCATCTCCTGGGTTTGGCATTATCCAAACATTGTTCCAGTCGCCGGTGATTTCGCTGTTGGCCACACAGTTAAGAGCACAGCCGCCCATTAGTACAATATTCTTACTGGGAAGATTTTCTCTTGCCCATCGACTGATACCTTGTAGTATTTCAGTATACACTTGTTGTGTTGCGGCTGCAATATCAAATGTGTCTTGTTCTTTTAATAAGTCCAAGCGCCAATCAGGACAGCCACGATGCAAATTACGTTTGAACTTAACTTCTGGACCATTAATCACACTGAAGAAATCTTCGTATATAGCTGCTTTGTATTTGTTTGGATCACCGTAAGCAGCCATGCCCATTAGAATATATTCTTCTTCATTGGGCTTTAATCCAATACGCTGTGTCATCGAACTAAACCAAAGTCCTACACTGTCAGGATAGCTTTGTGTATAAACTTTTTTTAAGTCATTGCCTTGGCCTTGCCAAATTGTTAAAGTTTCAAATTCACCGATACTATCGATAACTACAACTGTAGCGTCTGCAAAGCCACTAGTATAATAGCCAGCTGCTGCATGGCTCTTATGATGTTCGCCTATGACTAGTGGCTGCGTTAGATTATATTTGGCAAGATATGATTTAACATCATTCTCTTTAGTTCTATCTCCCTGTCCTGCTGTATATTGTCTAGCAGTTTTTAAGTCAGGATTTTCATACCAGACGATTATATCCGGCTTTCCGTATTGTTCTGCGTCTTGGATAATGCCAGGGCACAAGTCTCCGTCATTTTTAATGCCAGAATATCTTTCACTGTGTGCTGCAAATTGTAATTGTTTATCATGCCAAACGCTGATGGCAGCATCATGACTGTTGGCACTAATTCCCCAAATGTTCATCGGTATATAAATGGGTCTCGTTTGCGTAGTTCTTCTAAGCGTTTTTTTAATTTAATCTGAAATTGTACTTCTGGATGTTCATGATCAAATGTTTTATAATGATCCAACAGTGTTGTAATCTTTATTTCTAAGTCTGATTTAAATTTGTTGTAGTCTATGCTTGCAATAATGTCTCGGTATTCTTCGCTGTTAAAACAGTAATGTCCACTGACACTGACTGCAATGTCTTTATCAGTTACTCCTGGTTCTACCCAACGTTGCCAAAAGTTCAAGTCATAGACAAAGTCAGCAAATCTAGCCCACAAGTCAGCAGGAGCAAACTCTTTTAACAAGTCTGTTTGTATTTTACCCAACTGTGGCGCAATATTTAAACTGTCGACACCTGCGTCAATCCGTTGTTGAATATCTTCTGCGGTAAAATAATCAGCATTGTGTTCTTTAAACAAGAAGCCCTTTGCTCTAATTTGCTCGCCTATTACACGATTTCGTTCTACGTCAAAACTGCCAACTTGG